TGGTTGAAAGCCAATCCACATTTCGTTCAAGCAGGACCAACAGGTTCAGGGGCGACTTCAAATCAAAACCCAGAGGGTGTTAAACAAGTTGATTTAGACAAACTTGACCTTACGAAGGCCAAGGACAGGGAGATCTACAAGCAACACAGGGCCAAATTGTTTGGTTCTAACACTTTGTAGGTTTCTTTAATAACAACTATAAAGGAGACATACGATGGGAAAAGCATCTATGACAGAAGCAGGTTTATCTTCAAGCGATTCGTCTTTATTGACGAACGTCTTAAGAGAAGCCATTTTCACAGCATCAGAGAAATCAATCGCTGGTTCTGTGTTCAACGTGTATGATATGACTGCGACTCCTGGATTAACGGTTCAGATACCAATCTATCCAGAAGCGACAGCATACGCACCAACACAAGCAGAAGACCTAACTGGTGAAGCAATATCAACAAGCAACCAAGTAATCACAGCGGCAGAGATTGGCGCTAGGATTGACGTGAGTGACTTGTTAGCAGAATCAACTGCTAGAAATATGGCATCAGACGTTGGTGTTATGCTTGGAAACGCAATCGCGGAAAAAATTGACACTGACGCATTCAGCATATTCACAGATGTGACTGCTGGTGTTGGTGACAACGCGGCTGACTTAACAGCGAATGACATCTTGTCTGCGGTTTATACGCTACGTAACACTAACGCACCAACGGATGCGGATGGTGATTACTACGCGGTAGTTCATCCAGGACAAGCCTTAAGACTTACTAAAGAATTAGTAGGTGCTGGTATCAATAGTTCATACGGAAACGCCATATCAAACACTGGTAATGCGTTAATCTCTAGTTCAGCATATGTTGGCAGATTATTCAACGTGAAGATCTTCCAATCAACTGCTCTAGGAAATGATTCCGTGGCTACTGACACTGAAGGTTGTTTATTCTCGCCAATGTCTTTTGGACACATCTTAAAGAGACCAATCAGAATTGAGACTCAAAGAGATGCTTCAGCAAGAACAACGGAATACGTTGCGACTACTGCCAGAGGTAACGCGATCTTAAAAAACAACTACGCGGTTAGATTAAAAGGAGCGAAGAACATATAATTTGTTCTGACCTCTCTAGATGGAAGGCGGGTCCCCCTTGATTGGGTGGCTCGCCTTCCTTATTTCCACTAAATATTGTTGTGATTGGAAGGACCAATCACTTTTACTAAACAAGGAAGGACCTTTGAAATGGCGACATTCGCGACAGACACAGACCTTTTAGAATACGAACCAGACATCCAGAAATACGGCATCGCTGAATTTGATTCAGACCACGAGAAGACCTATGATGACATCATAAGGTTGCTGAACATCCGTTGGTTCCCAAAAGCACAACACGGACAGGTTGATATCAGCATCATTGGCACATCAAACCAGAGATTGAGCCCGTCTATGCTGACTGCTTCACAATTCACCAGGGCCGCTGTGTATCACGTGTTGGCGCACTACATCTACCCCAAACTATCAAAGTTTGAAGAACAGATTGACGTGTTTGAAAGGAAGATGAACTACTACAAACAGAAGTTTGAAGAGGAGTTTGATCTTATCTTGAGGTTGGGTGTGGAATACGATCTAGATTCATCAGGAGATATTTCAGAAGCAGAGAGACAGCCTTTCCATTTCAATAGATTGGTAAGGTAATGTCAGCCAGGGAAGATATCGCCAAGAACATACAAGCACAATTACAGAATATGACGGATCCCGCTGTGGGGTCAGTGAGCAGAGAATTCTTTGACGTCCAGAAACTGGCGATCACGCAATTCCCAGCGGTGTTGATTACGACCGCTGACGAGACACGTGAGGACATCACTATGGATGAACGCCAGGGCACCATCAGATACAACCTGCGTTGCTACGTTAGGGGCACACAGATAGACACGTTGAGGAATGAGATAGTGGAGAGAATAGAAGAAACGCTGGAGGTCAGCAGGGACAGGAACATCACGTTCGCGGCCACCAACATACACCACGTGACCACGAGGGTGGTTGGAGTGGAAGTTGTTGAGCGTGAACTGCCATTGGGAGAAGTGGTGGTCCAGGTTGATGTCCAATACAGATACAAAAAAGGAGTGTTATAATGGCAGTGATAATGTATAAAGAACAGAATTCAAAGCGGGTGCGGGGACTGAACGTCCAGGCCCACTTGGATACAGGATGGACCTTTAATCCTGTTAAACAACAACCAAAGAAAACAAACAAGACCATCTTACCAAAATTAAAACTTGAGGTGGGTGAGGTTCAAGTTGTTTCACAAACTGATCTTTCTGGTCTAGAAGATCTAAACAACAAGGAGTAATACTATGGCTAATAATAGCGGAGTATACACAGGCGAAAGCGGAGTCATCAAATTCGTAGGCGATGATTCTACCGTGGCGAGCGTGGCCAGTGTCAGATCCTTCAGTGTGGACCGCGAGGTGGGGACGATAGAAACCACAACGATGGGAAGTGCTAATAGATCTTACACGGCTGGACTTGCTCAATTCAGTGGTTCATTGGACGTTTACCTACGTGATGATGATGCTGGTCAAACCAACTTTTTAAGTTATATGGAGAACCCAGATTCAATCGCAAAGATTGAATTGTTCCCATCAGGTGAGACCACTGGTATCAAATTATCAGGCGACGTTATCGTGACTGGACACTCAATCACGTCTAACTTTGACGGAGCAGTTGAGGCTTCAATCACCTTCCAAGGAACTGGTGCTTTAACGAGGACCGTCACGGCGTAATGTTAAACATTCGTTTCACCCCTCCAATCAAGGCCACGGTCAGGTCTGTGCGTGATAACGTCAAGAAGGAACTGGAAGGTTTTTCAAACGACCTCCTGTTGAATTTGAAGGCGGAAACACCCATAGCCAAGGGCAGGGCTAGGAGGGGTTGGACGAAACGTTCAAACAGAGACAAGGTCAAGTTGGTCAATACCGTCCCTTACATTGAGAGACTTGAATCAAACTACAGCAAACAAACACAGGGACAGGGAATAACGAAACCCGCGATCAATAAAACGAGGGCGGGCAGACAGAGGAGAATAAGGTAATGAGTAAGACACTAGAAAAGATAGCAAATCACTACCAGAAGGCAATTGCTGGTGATTTGGAGAAAATTGAAGTCCCAGAATGGGATATGGAGATCTATTGTAAGAGGACATATCCATTCAAGGACGAGGCCAAAGTGATTGAACTACAATCACAAGGCAAGACGGTGGAGGCGTTGGTTGAGAGCCTGATCGTGAAAGCATTGGACAAGGATGGTAAGAGGATCTTCTTTGATGCTGACAGGGTCAATCTGATGAACGAAGCGGACCCAAGCGTGATAGTAAGGGTAGCGGGCACGATCAATAACATAGGCTTGAGACAACCAATCAAAGACACCGTAAAGGAATAGAGGCCAACCCAGAGTTAGGGTTCCTTATGATGTTGGCGGACAGGCTCAAGCGGCCAGTCCAAGAGATTATGGAACTTTCTGTGTTGGAACTTGACCTCTGGGCCGCGTGGTTCAAGAGGGAAGCGGATGCTACCAACAAGCAGATGCGTAAAGATAAAACGAGGAGACGCTAGTGGCGACGAAACAAAGAGTTGATATTGACGTTGTTGTCAAGAACACACAACGCATAGACAAACTGGAACAAGCACTTGGCAAGACCAGTGCCAGCGCCAGTGGTCTGGGCCGTGCGGCCAAGGTGGCCGCGGGAGCGATAGCGGCAATTGGAGTTGGTGCGGCGGTAAGGAGCCTTGTCAGGGTAGGTAGCGAGGTAGAGAACCTTGGCCTACGTTTCAAATTCCTTTTTGGTTCAGCGGAAGAAGGCGCCAGGGCGTTTGAAACACTCACTGAATTCGCCAGCAGGGTTCCATTCAGCCTAGAACAGATATCAGCCGCATCAGGAAACTTGGCGGTAGTGGCCAAGGACGCCACGGAGCTCAAGGACATACTGGAGATCACTGGTAACGTTGCCGCGGTGTCTGGTCTGGACTTCCAGACGGCAGGTGAGCAGATACAGAGGGCCTTCAGTGGCGGTATAGCATCTGCGGACATATTCAGGGAACGGGGTATCAGATCATTGCTTGGATTCAAAGAGGGTGCCACGGTATCAATTGAAGAGACCAGGGCCGCTTTCGTCAGGGTATTTGGCAAGGGCGGACAATTTGGTGGTGCCACGGATGAATTCGCTGACACGTTGACTGGAACGATATCAATGCTCCAGGACAAATTATTCAAATTCCAGGACGTTGCTTCTCGTGAGTTCTTTGGAGAACTCAAGAATCAACTTGGTGATCTCAACACGTTCTTTGACGAGAACCAAGAGGTCATAGATCAATACGCCAAGTCAATTGGGCAATCATTGAGCGTGGCAGTGCTCAACGCTGGCAAGGCCTTGATATTCCTTAAGGACAACATTGGATTGGTCAAAGTCGCATTCGCCGCCCTTATCGCATTGAAGATAGCATTGGCGGCCAACAACGCCAGGATAGCATTCCTGGGCCTTGGTGGTTCACTGGCCAAACTGCTTCCAGTGTTGAGGGCCACGGGCGCGGTAGCGAGGAAGCATCCTTTGATACTGCTGGGCACGATTGGTGCCATTGCTGGCATCGCCCTGTTTGGTGACGAGATTGACAAACTCACCGCGAAACTATTTGGTGCGGAAGAGGCTATGGACGACACCATCCCAACCGTGGATGAGTTCAATTCAAGCATTTCAGAAACACAGAGGTTGAAGAACCTTGAAAACCACATACTTACAGGCAACATCGCCCTGTATGACGACTACCACACGGCACAGGATCTAGCCGCCAACAAACAGATCTATCTCAACGAGCAACTCCAGGCATCACTGCCGCTGTATGAACAGATGGACAGCGCGAACAGGAATTTCATAAAGGGCGTGCTTGAATATGGTGAGACTGAATTACAGACCATAGCAAGGGTCCAGGAGGAGAAACTTAAACGATTAGACAAGGCCTACAACGAGGATCAACGTAACAGCGAAGAATATCAAAAGGCCAAGACCAACATCCTGCTTGAGGCGGAAGATCAGAGAAGGAAGATACGTGAGAAGGCTGAAAAGGATAGACAGGACGAATTCCAGAAAGCACTCAACAACATCAGGAACGGCAAGTTTGAAGAGAACAAGATTGAGGAGGTCACCCAAGATGAAAAGGTCAAGTTGGTCACGGGAGCATTGTCAAGCATAGCCAAGAACACAGCCACTTTCAACAGGAAAGCATTTGAAGCCTACAAGGCCATACAGATAGCGGAGGCGTTGATGTCAGCCAAGGTAGCCATAGTTGACGCGTTCAAATTTGGAAACAGGATTGGCGGACCACTGCTGGGAGGCGTTTTCGCGGCGGCGGCTGGTGCGGCCACACTGGCGCAGGTCAACGCGATCAGGTCACAACAATACCCAGGCAGGGAGCGGGGCGGTCCAGTCCAGAAGGGCAAAGGATACGTCGTTGGGGAATCTGGTATGGAATACTTCCAGCCCAATCAAAATGGAACCATAATACCAAACGACCAGATGTTTGGAAACAACGTGACCGTGAACTTCAACATCACTGCCACTGACGCACAGAGTTTTGACGAGCTACTGGTCCAGAGGAGGGACACCATCGTTGGTGTGATCAACGAGGCATTGAATGAGAACGGTCAAAGGAGTCTAGTATAATGAGCGGAACGCTAACCACAAACTATTTCACATCAGCATCTATCACCAGCGAAAGCACCACCAGGATCAGCGAGAGTATGAGCAGGAAGACACAGCGTAAGTCAGTGGGCGGACAGCACTGGATGATACAATTGGACAGCAAGAACCTAGACAGGTCTGAATTGGGACAGCTCTACTCGTTCCTGGCCAAGCAACAGGGATCATTTGACAACTTCACCGTCGTGCCACCAATCTATGGATCAACCGCCAGCGAGGACGCTGGGGGAAATCCCACCATCACGGACGACTTCGCCGCGGGCGTGACACAGGTCAAGGCCAACCAAGGCACTGGATCACTCAAGGCAGGCGATTTCATAAAATTTTCAAATCACGACAAGGTGTATATGCTGACAGCGGACGTTGACCAGGACATCAGCACACAAGAGACGTTTGAGTTCACACCACCACTGGTCACTGCCGTGGACAACACCACCACCATAGACTACAACGACGTGGCCTTCAAGGTCTATCTGACCAACGACAGGACCGCGTTCAAGACCAACACTGATGGAACCAGCAGGATACAGATAACGGTCAGAGAGGACATCTAGATGCCAAGGTCATTGTCTTCAGGTCTTGTAACTTCACTTTCAGGACAGCAACAGAGGGTGGCTGATCTCATTGAGATACACTTGGCCACCGCGGTATACTTCAACAACTCATTCCTTAACCTTTCATACGACAGCCCAACGGCACCAGACTCTGGTGTGAACACCTATCTCGCACAGGGTCAGTTCCTGGGCATAGGCAACATACAGGAGAGCAAGGACATCAAGGTTGGCTCAATGAGCGTGGCCTTCACCGCCGTTGACTTCACCACGCTGGCATACGTGCTCAACAATGAATACATTGACAGGCGTGTGGTGTTATATAGAGCTGTGCTTGATGAAAACTTTGCGATTGATTCCACCAAGGTGTTCCAATACTTTGATGGCAGGATAAAGGATTTCAACATCAGCGAATCACCCAACACAGCCACGCTGGCGTTCAACGTTGGTAGCCAGTTTGCTGACTATGACAAGATAGCGGGCAGGCGGACCAACAGCGACAGCCAACAGCGATTCTTCGCCGCGGATGTGGGCTTTGAATTCGCACCGCAGATACAAACAGACATAAAATGGGGCAGGACGTAATGGAAGTTAATGACTACAGGGTGAGGAGATTACAGGAGCGCGACATAAACCAATTGTTCAGCCTGGCCAAGGTGGCGTTGTTGGAGAAGGGCATAGACAACATCAGGGAGGACATACTGATACAACAACTGAAGAGCAGTCTGGTCAAGAAGGTCCAGAGCTTTGACTTTGGCCTGTTCAAGATGAACACCTTGATTGGATTCCTGTTCAGCGACGTGGGCCAATACGTTTATGAGGACAAGGGCTTCGCGATAGTTGACCAGATATACCTACTGCCAGAATTCAGGACAGAATCAAACTACGTCAAACTGCTCAAGGAGATGGTCCACACACTGACCGCTCTTGGCGTGACGGACATCAAGACCACTGACGACTGGACCTTGTGTAATGACTGCCCAGTTTTCGCTTCAACAATTGAATACCTTGGACAACCAAGGACGATGTATAGGATTTTAACGTAATGGGATGGTTCAGCGACATATTTGACAAGGCCAAAGACCTGGTCACTGATGCGGTTGACTTCGTAGTAGACATAGTCAAGTCAGCGGTTGACATAGTGGCATCACCATTCAAGATGCCTGATATGGGATTTGGCGATGGGACCACGGGACAGGTCAATGAACAGATACTGGGACCACTGCTGAACAAGGATTCAGGCGTGGGCAACATTCCAGTGGTCTATGGGCAGAGGCGTATGGGCGGCTACAGGGTGTTCATATCCACCAACGGCACTGACAACAAGTTCCTTTACCTGGCCTTGGCCATCTGCGAGGGACAGGTTGAAAGCATAGATAAGATCTACATAGACGACACGGAGGTGCCTATGAGCAGTTACGCACACGGCACACAGGCCACACCAACTTCAGGCGAGTATTCAGACAGGTTGGTCACACAATTCTTTGACGGCAGGGACGACCAGACCGTTTCATCATTGTTGGACGCCGCACCAGGTTGGGGTAGCAACCACAGACTGCGTGGCGTGGCATATCTAGCGTGTAGGTTTGAATGGAAGAAGATTGAATCACAGGAGGATTCAGACAACAATCCCTACAGGTCAGGAGTGCCAAAGATCAATGTCAGGATCAAGGGCAAGAAGATATTTGACGTTTTGGATGGTTACTCACCAACTGATTTTGGTCAGTTTGATGACAGCAACGATGAAGGCTACACAATCAATGGCGACAACACAATCGCCACGAAGACATTGAACATCACATTAGCAAACGATTACAGGTTTGGCGGCGACAACGCCAACGCTATCAGGGTGACCACCACTAGGAGCGATCACGCAATCAAGATAGTGATGAACGCTGAATTCAGTAGCAACACAGAAAATTACGGACAACTGGGAATGGCGTTAAGATTACGTGATTCAAGCCAGGCCATTCAGTTAATTGACGGTGATCCATACAAGGCAATCACGAACACAGCGGTAAGGCAGAGTGATGGCGTGGTCAGGAGGACCCTTGAATACACTTTGAGGGGACTGCCATTGAACACGGTCCGTATCATAGAACCAGAATTGACCTTGGGAAGTATCAATGGCACCATCACGGGCACATTTGACATCACCGTGGAGGTTCTGAAACCACAGGAGGAGACACACAGCACACTCTACGCTGACGAGACGGAGGTCTACAACAACAATCCAGTCAACGTGCTGTTGGACTACCTGCGAAATCCAAGATATGGCAAGGGACTGGCCAACGACTACTTTGATTGGGCCAGTTTCAGATTGGCCGCATCACAATGCGACCAGACGGTGCCATACACCACCAGCACCACAGGCAAGTTCAGCGAGTTTGACGGCGTGGTGGACACGGGCACAAGCCTGCTCAACAACGTCAAGACGATCCTGGCCAGTTTCAACGGCATAATGCCCTACCAGGCTGGTCAATACTTCGTTAAACTACACCACGGTGGAGATCCCACTGACCTAGATGCCGCGCCAACCCCACCACCAGTGGAGATGACCATTGACGAGGACGTGCTGATTGGTGGATTGCGTATCCAGGGCGAGAGCAAACAGCGGAAGATCAACCAACTGCGTGTTACCTACACGGATCCAGACGCGGACTA